AAATCAAATATTTTACCCCAAGTATACCTTCCCATATATCCTTTTGGATTTGTGAACGCATTTACTTGAATAGCACCACCAGATGGTGAAAGGGCAAAATTGCATCCAACAGTAACAATACCTGCTGCTGGTGCAGTAACTCTTTCTACTCGATAGAGACCATCTAGGAAAGAAACTGCAGTGCCAACTTTAGAATTTGGATAATTGCCAAGTCCTCCCAAATAAGTAGAAATTCCTGTTAAAGCGTGTCCGGCAATAGCATTGCTTTCATAAATTACAAAGTAATCGCCAACTTCAAGTCCACTGTACTCGACTCCATAATTATTAAGTGCAGTATAACCAATACCTAAAGTAGCATTATCATAATTTTCAGATTGTAATGTAAAATCAATTGTTGTGGCTCCAACACCAATATTTTTAATTATTCCAAAATCACCTTTAGATTTAATTGAGAATATTTTTTCTGATTTTGTCGTATCATAGTTAATAACAACAGGAGGAGTATTTTGTTGTGAATAACCAAATCCTCCATTAGTCACAGTAATTGATGTGACAATACCTCCACTAGCACTTGATATAGCTGTTGCTCTATTATAAACTGGCTCTGAATATATGGTTGTTCCAGAAGATCCAACAATAACGTATCTGCCATTATCACCAAGAGAGTTTACAAATATTAAATCATTCAGAACATTAATCTGAGATGTTGATCTTGATACCCAATTAATTAAATTGAATGAATAATATAATTTACCAGAGGCAGTTAATGCGGTATAAAAACCATCATAATACGCTATTTTTGCAAAATTCTCATTTACATCAGTCGTAATAATTTGCCAAGAATTAAATCCAGATGGAGAAGTTAATATTACTCCATTATTTCCACAGACAACAAACTTACTTCGATCCCATATGATTGAATTTAAATTTTCCGATGTTCCTGTAGATGGTATTCTTGACCAAATATCTGCAAATTCGGAATGAATAATAAGACCATCATCACCAACTGCAACAAATATTGATTCATTATTAGTAACACTATTTAAATTGTCAAATGAAGGTGGTGTTCTTTGGAATAATCCCGTTGATGCAATACCAACAGCTGTAAATATGCTGGAATCATTTCCAACAACAACCAAAGTATTTCGTAAAGTTGAATATGTAGAACTGTTAAACTGACCAACAAATGGACTTAAAGTTACAACTGGAACAGGATTACCAATTACAAATGTTTCTCGGTATAAAGTATATTCTTGCCAAGAATTTAAATTAGTTCCTATTCCAGTAGTATATACTGCAGTGGCGGTATTGCCGACAGCAACATATTTATTTGTCGATGCAAATGAAATATGATTAAAGGATACAGTACCACCATAACCTATATTTGATACATTCCAATTTATTCCGTTGTTGCTTACTGCTACTAAACCACTTGATCCAACAGAAACTAAAGCAGTGCCATAGACTATAGAATTAAAATCATAACTTGTGGAAATTCCTGTAGAGGAATTCCAACTATAAATTGGATCCTTTTTAACAATTCTTGATGAAGAAATTGCAACTGAAGGGGAATTTGTAAATGCATATCCAACACCAGAAAAATCTATATTAATATTTGATATGCTTGTCGCTGTTGACACTACAGCAGAAGCTAATGCTGGAGAAATCTCTCTATTTTCAACAATTTCAATGTCTCTTAAATCTTCTGCAATTTGATCTGCAGCAGTAAATAATGGAAATGCATTATCAACATAAATGGCATTATCGAGGATCCCAACATTTTTTATAATTTTTGTTGTTGGTACAATTCTTGCCTTTAAGTCTGGTCTAGATTTGGAGTATAAAACACCATTTATAATCAAATCTTTAGTTTGCTTTGTCCATCTTAATGGTCTTTCTTTTAGTGGATCGGTGTTTATTCCCAGACTATCATAAGTAAATGTGTCTAAAGAATTAGATGAAATAATTCTCTTTACTACTCTGTCAAATTGTGGTCTATCAAATGGATCTAAAATATTTTCTCCAATTTGGACAATATCTCCCTCTTTGATTGTTTTTGGTGGATCAATTTGTTCAACATCCAAATCTGAACCTCTATAGAACAAGATATAGCACTTTGATCCTGCCTTTGGGGGTTCTTTAAAGACAAGTCTAGAACCGCTAAAGGTATATGAAACTACTGGTTCTTGTAAAATGTCATTAATGTAAACAAAAAGATTATTTTCAATCTTTAAATCAGTACTTGGATCAATTTTAAGACTTAAGATGTCAGTAACTCCGCCTTGAGTGACAGTTAGAGTAAATTTGGTCTTAGTTCCATTGAATAGAGAACTAATATCATCAAATTTAACAAATTGCCCAGGATAAAAACCACCAAACTTATCAGTTAAAGTTTCTAAAATTGTAATTCTAAATTCACTAAATCCAATACCTACTGATGGGTCAGTAACTATTCCAGTTGGGGTTAAAACATCTCCAACTTTATATGAAATGCCAGGATTTTCTAACTTAAATTGAGTAATACTTGATCCAAATCCAACAGAAACTGATACCTTTGCTCCTTGTCCTATTCCAGAAGTACCTCCTGTATAATTTAAAGATAAATCACTATATCCTGCGGGACTATCGACTATTACCTTTGGAAGAGGATTTGAAGTATACCCACTTCCAGCATTAACTACTGATAGAGAAGTTACTGTTCCTCCAGAACCAATTGTGGAAGAAAAAGATGCTCCAGTTCCAACATTACTTATTAAAATAATTGATGGTGGGGTTCTATAACCAGATCCAAAACCATTCAAATAAACATTAGTTATAGATCCAGCGGCAGAAACTTGAACCGTTGCTGCAGCAGCAACTAGAGGTTGATATCCATATCCAGTAGTAATAGCAACTCTAGATATTTGTCCAGATCTGGGAATTCCTGATAAAAATCTTATTGTATTTTGTCCTGGAGTGTCGATTGTAAAATCAACTTCTGAAATTTGAGGGACATTATTAATCAAAATAACAGGATTATTGTTTATATCAGTAGTGCTGTTAAGTACGCTGTTTGTATCTGTAAATATGCCAGATACATTATTGCGATTAGATTTTAATACAAACTCTGTAGCTGCGATACCAGTAAATTTAGTGGATATGTCATCAAGAACAAAATTTCTATCATTGATTAATTCTGGATCATATCTCCTACTAAAGGCTCTTCCTTGGAAGGTTGACCTTGTTTTTATTCCTTCTGGACCTACTGGACCATATGGAGGAGCAGAAAAATGAATCGTATCTCTTACTACATTAAAATCCCCACGAACAATAGTGACTGCTGCACCAACACTATGTGCAGCAGAAACAGAACCAAAGAATCCTCGTACAACTTCAATAGCATTAGTTGATCCTATTCCAATACTCTTAACTTTTAAATATTCAGAATCGATGTTAAATGTATCTAAAGTGGTAATAGAAGAAATACCATTAGAAATGTAAATAACACTTGTTCCAATTCCAATTGGAGTGGACAATGATGTATTAAAATCCCTAATATAAACCGGAGTTTGTATAATATTATCAATTTGAATCATTACATTTGCATTTGGATTTTCCAATGTAAATGTTTGTGTACCAATTCCCAAAGAGGAGAGGTTTAAGTTTGTGGATGTTGATAAACCAGAAACACTAAAAGAAGTATTGTCAATCTTATCAACATATAATTTTGATGGTAATTTATCTGTTCCAAGAACAGTTGGAGAAACAAATATATTATCTGCTGGGGTTGATCCACCAACATAAGTTCCAGCAATGCTGATTCTATCACTTAAAGCATATCCTACTCCACCATTTACCAATTGAATTGATGAAATATTACCAAGAGAGTTTCTTGTTACATTAAATCTTGCTCCAGTACCTAATCCTACTATTGTTGTTCCTGGGATATTTGTAAATGTACTATTAGCAGCAGAAACTACCCTAGTATTTGCAACTTTTGAAACATTAAATGACAAATCATTAGCGGGAGAGGATCCACCAAAATAGGTACCAGATATTGAAACAGTATCGCCAACACCATATCCTCTTCCACCTTCAACAAGAACAACAGAAGTTGAAATAGGTTGACCTGTAGATGAATTATAGACGATAAAGGCACTAAACTTTGCACCAGTTCCTATTCCAGATAAGGAAGTTCCTTCAAAACCACTTGGGAATCCATAAAATCTACTTTGAATGCTGGTAAAGTTGGGAGTTACTGCAGAAGAAATACCACTAATAGATGTACTTATTGCAACATTGTATCCATTCTCGTAAATTGCACTTCCAACTCCAGCACCAATTTCCATAATAATGCTAGATTCTGTGGATGCAACAGAAATATATTGATTTGCACCCTGTCCATTTATAATAATTACGGAACTGTCAACAAATGATGTTGTAGCTATTCCTATTTTATTATTATTGGATGCGGAATAATATAAAGTTTGACCACTTTGGAAGTTATGGGAATTGATATTAAAACGATTTAATGTCAAATCAACAATTGAGTCACTTGAACTATCAAATACTCTATGGAAAAGGGGAACTGAATTGGCGGTCAATTTGAAAGTTGAAAGTCCAACTATTTCTCCACCTAATGTTGTAGTAAATCCTGTAAACTGTGGGCTAATGTCATCAATTTTAATAACTTTATTTGTTTTACTTAAAATGTATGGTCTTAACTCAACACCATTTGGGAAAAATATTCTTTCAACTGATCCATCAGGTAGAGATTCTTCTTCCGTAACCATTGCAAAGTTATAACGATTATATACTGATTCCTCTTGATCAATGTTAATTAACAAATCCAATGTCGATTCACTGGTAGAAACCTTCATATCAGAAGATTTTGATACACCAATATTTACAGACCCACTTGTAACAATTCCAACAACGTCAAGATCAGAAAACTCTTTTAATCCTGCAGGATGAATTAAAGTTTTTACTGATTCTTTCCAAGTTTCATAATTTAACTGACTCTTAATTGCATATGAGAATTTCTGATAGTAATTGTTGTCGGAAATTCTTTGTTGGTAATCATTTAAATGTCCTACATTATCACCAAAACTATTAACTTTATCTCTAAAAACTCCTAAAGTTGATTCTAGATTAAAATTATTAACTATTTCCACAACACCATTTAATCTTGATCTTTCACCATAAAGTCTATCACCAACTTTTAATTCACCTTTAGAGTCAATCATTCTAATTTGATTAATATTATTATCCCACCCATTCTGCATAACTACAGCAGTAAACACATTAGTTCCACTGGAATCAAATCCAAAAACTTGTTCTCCAGAAAAATAACTTAAATCATCAATGACATTCATTTCAAATTCTGCCATATCTTTTTTATTGACAACAAAACCATAATTAAAGTCACTGACATATTCGCCAAGATTGGCAGAAATACCATCCATACTGTAACTCACAGTAAAATTGGATGTATTGACACCAGTTACAGTAAAAAATCTGTATCCATAATCTGAAGAATTAAAATTGTCTTTTCTAATTACATTGCCAGATCCATCTAATTGTGATTGATTTATTCTGCAATTTTCAATAAAAATTTGGTCACCAACAGTGAATGGGAAATTAACTTGAGTACTACCATATCCTGCAGTTATAAATGGGAATAATTGAATATCAGAATTTGATAACTCTAGAGTAACGGTACTGCCGACAACTGTAATGTCATCTATATCATATCCATTTGAATTTCGAATTGGAACAATTCTCAATGGAGATGATAAATTAAACACATTTTGATCTATAGATGTTTTAACTACAGAACCACCTTGAATTTCACAAGAAACTTTAATATTGTCATTACCAATAACTTTGAGTCTTGGTGCTCTATTATATCCTTTGCCGCCAGTAACTATACCAACATTATTAATTCTGGAGATACCACTTATTTGAGCAACAGTAGGAATGCTCAAAAATGGTTTGAGTGTTTTATCTGTTGGGTAATCATATCCATCTTTTATTCTTTCGAGTAAATCAATTCTTCCTATTGTATTTGAGATTGCTTTAATGACTGCTCCAGATCCAGTGGTTGAAGCAATTGAGACAACTCTAGGGATCTTTTTATATCCCTTTCCACCAAAATTGATCTTTAATTTTGAAATTGGACCAGTAGTATTTTGTGAATTTGTATCATAGAAAATGGAAGAAATTCCAGAGATAGTTGTATAAGTTGTAGTTTCCGGTTTTCCATTAAAGTTAATTTTAAATGATGTTGAACCTGTGGAAACTATTCCATAATCGTCATTATATTTGCTTGGAACTATTGAAACTTTATTTCTTCCAAAAACTTCAATATCCGATGAAATTTGATATTTTTCAGATGCAACAGGAGATAAAGGAACCAATGTATAATAAAATGTTTTTTCAATGGTAGAATTTTTAGTATTGATTGTTAATTTTGCGTTAGATGTTCCAGATTCTGTTGAATTTCTTAAATATTTGTATGTTTCCAGTTCTTTAGAAAAATCCAGATCTCTGAATAATTTTAAATCCATTCCGGTCAAAGATGGATCTGACAAATCAAATACTATAGTATTTTTGTCCGTAAATTCTATAGGTGGATTTACTAGAGCGATAGATTGAGATCCAGTACCAGTGGATGTTAAATCAATCGCATTTCCAACAATGCTATCATAATTAGTAACTGCCAAATTAAATCTATCAGGATGATTTTTGATTACATAGTAAGTTCTATTGTTTGTCAAACCACCAATAGTAGTATTTCCATTATTATAATAAACTATCTTATCGCCTGTTTTTAAGTTATTATTTGATATTTGAATTTCTGAAGAATTAACTAATACAGATGTTGAGGTATCAAAAGTTTTGAGACCTGTAGTTATTTTTCTTAATTCTAAATCATAACGTAAAGATACAGTCTCAACTAAATTTGGTATTAGATTAAATCTGACAAAATCTCCATTATTTAAACTGTGAGGTTCTTTAGTCGTGGCAGTTAAGAAAAAGTTCTCTACTCTTCCAGTAACACTTGGGTATAGTGTTGTTATGGAGTGAGATGCTCCTGTAACCCCAACGGAATCATAGATGAATAAAGAATTATTGTTAGTTGATATTCCGCTTATGGTACTAAAACCAACTGTTGAAATTCCAAGATAGTTTTTACCATAATTCACAGCATATAGGGTTTGCCCATCAATTAAATTAAAAGATGATGCAAAATTACTATTAGACACTAAAAGTCCTGTTCCACCAACTCCAACATTGTATTTTAATTCTTGTCCAGTAAATAAATTATGATCCCTAATATAAATTGTTTTTGAAGGAACAAATAAATTTTCCCCATTAAATAAATTATAATTACTTCCAGTAGTACCAAATCCAACTAGTGTTTTTGAACTAAAATAAAGTGTATCGTTTTTCTTTATTTTTTGATTTGATGAAGAATTTGAAAAAACAAATTTTCTAGGAAGAAGAGTTACTGAAGAAATACCTGCTGTATGAACACCAATGTTGCTGATTCTATCAACAGAGAACATCTTACGTTCAGGATCTATAGAAGTAATTCTTAAAATTTCAGAATCAATTCGAATATAGTCATTTACTTCATAACCAACAACACTATTAACAAAAATACTAACAGAATTGCCAGTAGTTAAGAAATCAGCAATATTGGTTACAATTCCTGTAGGTGAAATATTTTGCACAAAAATATTTTTAAACCCTTCATATTCGGAATATTGATTTGTTGATATTCCACTTATTAAAACTCTATCTCCACTCAATAAATTATGAGGGTATCCGGTATCGACAGTAATACTATTGCCAGAATTGCTTATTGTTGCATTATTAAATGTAGTAATGCCGACACTAATCCTATGAAGACCTTTTCCTCTTACTCTTGAAACAGCAGCAGATGCTCCTGTTCCTCCAGTATCAACATTATCAAAAACTAAATTATCAGTTACTTTATAATTATTTCCTTTGTCATAAATTAAAAATTCATCAATTGAGGATGGATATGTTTCTTTGACTAAAAATTCTTGTTTATACTTGTTTTTTATCTTATCAATAAGACCATAACCAGAGTATGTGGAATTTACATAGTATGGACCCAAATTACGAATTAAAGATATTGATTCGGATTCAATTTGATTGCTAAATTCATCTTGATTGAATCTTGAATTAAAATTCTCTAAAATTGGACTAGATTTGAAGTAATCCCCAATTAAATATGGATAAACTGGTGAAGAGCTTGGATTAGAATCAATGGTAGCAAAATAGGCATAAGTCCCATTTGGAAATTCTGGTGTTGTACAAAATCTTCCATTATACTCGTCAAGATCTCCAGATGCTCTACTGAAAGAATAATCTTGAACAAAAAATCCTTCGGGGAAATCAGGTCTCAATAGTGGGTTTGATTCCACATCTTTTACATAACTAGATCTAATTCTCCTAATATTTGAGTCCACTTGTCCATATGGTCCATAGATTGGATTTCCGTCATATGCCCATCCAATGATAGGAGAATGTACTCCATTTATTATTTCTTTATTATCATTACTAATATGGTCATCAATTGTTTTTCTTAAAATCTTTGGAGGATAAAAATGAACGAATTGCAATCCAAATTCCTGATTTCTGCTTGGAACAATAATACCTTCATCATCTAAAGATAAGAGGTTTTTATTTTTTTCTACTTGATTTATTTTCCATTCAAAAATATTTCCAATAAATTTAGCATCAATACCTCGTCTTACAACAGACAAAGAGGTTTTGTCCTTATCATATCCAATACCTCCATTTATTACATTAACATTAACTATTCTTCCATTTTCAATAATGGGATCTAATTCCGCAAAAGATCCAGAACCATTAATGACAATATCAATTCCATCATTATACCCTCTTCCAAAATTTAATATTTGTACATCTACTATAGATCCATTAAGAATAATTGGTTTAAGTAAAGCTTCCGAAGTAATGCTGGATATCCCAATATATGGTCTTCTATGGAAATTAATAATATCCGATGATCCATATCCAATGCCACCATCAGTTATAAACACACTATCAACAGGACCTGTAACTACTGGTTTTAAGGTTGGTTTTACTGCAGATGTAGATCCTATACCAGATAGAGACTCTATAACTATTTCAATAGGTGGATATGAGAATGTGTGCTCTCCTACACCCAAACTTTCAAAAGATACATATTTTTTATTGTTAAAATTATTGTCGTTTAGACTAGTTCCTATGCCAGCTTCGGAAAGTTTAAATTTGTTTGAATCGAGAACAGTTACATAGTATTGAGTTTCTGTTGATAATCCAGAGATTGCCGTGTTCGCATATGAATATCTAACTAGATCTTTTGTCTTAAAGTTGTGATTTTTTGCAAAAATATAATCATCAAAAGTATTAACACCATTTAATATATTATCAAAAGATAGTATAGATGGAACTGTAACTTTTTTATTTGAATATCCAGACCCACTATTCTTTACATATATTTTAGTTATCGTATTTTTGGAATTCAATGATATTAATTTATGAAATCCAGAACTTATTCCAACTAAATTTATTTCATTTGACTTTTGAACGGCATCAAATTTTGTGGAATATAATTTTAATTGTCTGGAACTTTCAATGCCAACAAAATATGTTGAATTTGATACTAAAGGATTTAAATTTGAGTTTGAGTTTGAATTGTATATAACCTCTTCACCGTCATCAAAGTTATGATTTTCTATAAATGAAATTGTATTGCTAGTTGGATTTACTCCACTACCATCACCTCTGAAACCAGAAACAATTTGAGATCTTACTAAATTTGGTTCAATTACAGCACCAGTACCATTTCCACCAACCAAAGTTATTTTTGGTTTTGTTTGATACCCAATTCCTGGGGTGATAATTTTTACTTCCTTTAATGACCCATTAACATTAAGATGAACATCAGCACCAGATCCAGTCTGGTCTATAACATCCAATCTTGGGTAATTGATTGCATCATAACCACTTCCAAAATTAGTAATCTCAATAAAATCAATAGTTCCATAGTAAATATTTTCATCATAAAGAGTTGGTGAATATATTTCTACACCATTTGCTAGTATTCCTACTTGTCTATTATTTGTTTTCTTGTCTTCTTTCTTTACGAATACAGTTTCTACATTATTAGTTTTAAATTTTTTAAATATTTTCTGATTAAATAAATCTTTATTTTGATAATCAAGTTTTACAAAATAATCACTAGTAATACCAGAATTTATTTCAATATATTTTTTGGCAAATAAATCATTTTTACTATAAGATAGTTTAATTTTACTACTATCCTTTGGATTACCCACCGTTGTTACGTGGTAAATCCCAGTATTAATTCCAGAGTTTGAAGAAGCAAAATAATAAACTTTTTCTCCAGTGTAAAAATTATGTACTTCTTCAGTTTCCAATACTGTTGTTTTTGCCGTTCCTGGTAAAGTACTTACATTAATTTTTCTGTTTTCTGAAAAGATTTTATAGGATGGTAATCCAGAAGCAGCGACGTAAAAAGTTTCTTTGTTAGAATCAATGTAAGTATTTTGTACATTACTTGGAAGAATAGAAATAGATGGAAAATTATTTCTATTACTTGATGCTTTAGATATGGTTTTTTCTACTCTTGTCTTATTGGAAAGATTTGAAATCGATTCTACTTCAATAATATTTTTTGATAATATATTTGTTACTACTGCGGTTCTCTCTACATCATTTACATCCCTTAAATTTAAAAATCTTAATGACTCATTAATATAAAAATCAATAGAATCATAAAATTCAACTCTCCATATAGAAGCTGCTGGTGTAGAGATGGTTTTAATTTCGTGATATGTTGGAATATTGTAAATCCAACTATTAAACTTTGGATCTTCGGCAAGATCTATACCAAAAGAAGACAGTGCTACCGTATCTCCTATTCGAAGATTCGAAGTTTTGGAATAATCTACGTTATCAATTACATTAATAAGACGGAATTTAATTTGACTTTGATCATCAAAGAAAGAATAAACAACATTATCCTCTAAAATTATATCACCAAATGAAAGATCAAAATTTAATCCAGTAACTCCCAAGAACTGATTTGTATTTTTATCTTTGTATTCAACTGTAAATGTATCTGTTAATGATTTCGATTTTACTAGAAGCTTTCCACTATTAGGAAATCCTACAGTAGAATCAACAAAAATATAATTAGAACCAATACTAACATCTTCTAAAACTTTTGTTGTTTTAGTCGTAGTAAAATTAGAAATAAATGACTCACTATCTAAAGATATCTCATACAAATTAACATTTTCTAGAGGTCTAAATTCTACATTATAAATCGATGCACTCGCAGTGTTATTTGTGGAAATATCTTGATATAATGTTTTTCCCTTTAAGTCTAGTGGGTTTCCTCCAGAAATTTTCTCTACTAGAACATTTTTTGTAACAATATAATTGTTGTCTGATGGACGTAATAAGTAATCTTGTGGTTTAATTACGCTTATTTTTTGATCATAAAGTATACTGAATAATAATTGAAAGGCAGTATCAGTACCTTTAGATGAGTAAAAATCTCTTGCTCTAGTTAAAATATTTTTAATCTTTATTCCTTCAGCAAAATTTCTATTTTCAAATCCAGGAATGAATTGACTCTTAAATTTTGTGAATAATCTATCATAAAAAATTAAATTAAGATTTTCAACTACAGAGGAATTTTCGTGTGAAGATGCAGAAGTGGTCGAAAAACTTAAAACTTCAGAATTTAATTCAGTACTTAACTTATCAATACCACTAAATCCACGAATACAACCAGTAAAGGAAGTGTTTGTTTTTCCGGTGTACGTAATTATTTCATCATTAATTTTCAATAAACCATATTTTGATGGAAATCCTATGGTGTGATTTACTTTAATTACATTATCAAATGCTATTATTTCTTCTGTGAGAACACAAGGAATGGCTTTAGTGAAAAATGTTTCATTATTAAAATTCTCAATAGATTTATAAAAGGGAATATTCTCTGCTAAATTTACAGATCCAGTCTGATGTTCTTGAGATATGTAATATTGCTCTAAAAATTCTTTAAACAGTGGTGATTCATCACTCAAAAATTCTGGAATTTGAGAATCAACAATATTTTGGATTTTTACTCTTTTAATCTCTGACATTTTACCTTGTATATGTTCCGTTTACGTAGCTTGATGTTGTAATGTAATCTGTTGCGGAAGTATTTTCTCCAGATGTAATGGTATCCTCTATCATATTTACCACAGTATTTGGCATACTCAATTCTAAATATATATCTTTCAAAGCAATGACATCATTGGAGTCAGGTACTGCTTGAATTTGTATTCCATCTGGGTTGACTGATCCTGTTATTTTAACAACATCTAAAATTATTTCTCCTTTTGTATAATTTACTTTTCCTGCATTGTTCTTAACAATTGTTGGAACATTATTTTCCAATCTAAAAAAGAAAATAGTACCTGCACTTTCTGATGTTGGTACGTCACTCAAATAAATTGTTCCATTTACACCATCAACAGTAAATCCCGAAGATTTTATATTGTATCCTCTTCCATCAGACAAATTATTTTTTTTCACATAAAATTTATTACCAAAACAAATTTCATATGTTGACAGTTTATTGTACGCTGGTTGCAAATCTCTTCTAATTTTTACTTTCGTTATATTTGAAGTAATAGAATCACTAGTATTATCAATTAAAGAAACTACTTTACTATATTTGAATCTTCCTCCAAAATTATTAATTTCGTAAGAATCTCCATAAGATTTTAAAGTATTAATTACACTTGATTGCAAATTAAGAACATCAGATGTAGAACTCTTATCGTAATAAGCATTAACATCTAGTTCAATAAAAAGATACTTCAAGTCAACTATTTCAGGTTTAATTCCTGCAACTGAATATTGTTTTAGTTGTTTTTTGATTGTTTCTTTTGTTAATTGGGATAAGTATTTTCCCCTTCTAGGCTTTATTGATATAAAAACTTTTCCATATTCTGGAGGATCTAATTCATCTCCACCATATGCAGTAACAGACTCAACATTTGGAAACAAATATGGAATCAAACCTTTATAATCATTTGCCGTAACTGCTCTATATTGTGATGCATATACTCTAGGACCAAGATATTTTATAGAGTCTATGGGTTCGATATCATCGCCATTTTCGGCGCTTTGAGTGGTTGTTAATAAAGAAACACCAGATGACACTAAAGTACTGTTATTGTCTCTTAAAACCCCAGAAAAAGTAAAATTAGATGCACCATCAGCATCTTTACCATTGGTGACGATGTAGGTCACCGTAATTGAAGTTCCACTAACTGGCTTTCTTCCTATGATATCATCACCAAATAAAATTTCATATTGCTCATCTTCAATTTCTTGTATCAAAAATACCTTTGAATCTTTTTTAAGGTCAAAAATATTTGTATATAATTTATATTCCTCTGTAGTTGTATTTGTTGCATAAACCCTAATTGTAGAAGTATCAATATTAGGGTTTGGTAGAATAAATCTTTGATTTGGTTGTGAGTTATCAACAACAAAGTTTTTCTTTAAAAATGCACCTTCATACAATTCAACGTCATTAAATGATGCAATATTTGAATTGTCTACAGGAACTGTTTTATCTTCTGGTAATGAAAATATATAATTGCCACCTTCAACTGCTCCTAGAGCGACTACTCCCGCCTTTAAAACAACAGTTCTAGAGTCTCTGCCTGTCGTATTTACTGTGAAGTTAACTTTCGCCCTAGACGCCCTCTTTGATCTAGGAACATAACCTATATTTCTTGCAAGTGCTACTACATTCTCTCTTAAAGTTGCACTATCAAGAAATGATTCATTAACTGCCATATTTGTGTTGTAGGCAGTTATGTAACTATTATATGCTAAAATATCAATTAAAGTTGAGAAATTAGATCCTTCAAAATCAAAATCAGTAAAATTACTGTTAGATCTCAAATAATCTTTTATTTGAGACCTTAAATCACTGAAATCTAAATTTGTAAATTGATTGAAAGACATTATATTCTAGCTGGTAGTAGTAAAAACTCTATATTTTGTGAGGGAAATCCCTGACCAACAATGTCATAATCAATTTTTACGTTCATTTCGTTAGTATCTAAAGGAAAATCAACATCAATATTCCTTACTTTTATTCTCGGCTCAAAGTTTTTAAGAGTAGATTCAATTTGTTGGGTTATAAATATCGCTTGCGATTCATCTTGATTTTCAAATAGAGATTCTTCAACTGATGTTCCAATTAAGGAGTTGAAGAATCTTTCTCCCACACGAGTTCTCACTAGATTTATAACAGACCTCTTAATGGCATCCTCATTTTTGATAGGAATAATATCATTAGTTACCGGATGTCTAGAAAAAGACAAACTAATATCTTTAAAACTCCTAGAAATCTTGAGTGCCATTCATATGTTTAGGTATTTAATATATCTATAATAGTTTTAAATGAACTTCCCATAAGTTGGTTCAGTCCCATATTCCCAATCATCATAATCTTCATCATTGCGAATTCGTTCGTGCAATTCTGCTTGCCTTTTCAAATTATGCTTGGGGGCACTATCGTGCATAATTTCCTGAATTACTCTCTTTTGGGGGTCATTTTGATAATCAGTGACCAGTTTTGTAGTCCCCCACATCTGATACATGTAGGTTTTGTCCCTATCTACGGGTAAATTTGACATTTTAGCTCCTGTTTTATGAAAAAACAGAACTTTTTTGGAAGGAGGTTGCTATCTCCTATCAATTATTTAACGTAGAATATGTCGTAATGAATAATTGTCCGAATTTAAGTATTTTAGCATCTCCAAAGCGATTAATTTGGGGTTTCCTGGTCCGCAAGTATAAACATCTATTGCAATACACCCTTCTTCGGGCCAAGTATGGCAAGAAACGTGACTTTCAGATAGCGCCATTACGATTGTTACGCCCTGGGGAATAAAGCAATGTTGGTATATGTTCAAAATTGTCATTCCTGCACGTTCTACACCTATTTCCATTGCTTCCTGAATGGAAATTCCGTCATTTAGAAGACTATATTCAACATCATAGACTTCTAAAAGCAGATGATTTCCCATTGAAAATTTTTCCAATCTCCATATACCCCCAATTTATAGTAAGCAAGTTATTTATTTGATGTAAAATCCCTTTCTTTTATAGTCAGAATCCTTTATATACCTTAAATTTCGATGTTTTTCTTGATCATTATCATCCCAAATTGGTATTGCAACATCATTGCCATATCTAAAGTCTGGATTTTGTCTAATATGCACTTCAATTAGATTTCCATCGATGAATTCACAGTTAATCCAGTCATAATTTCCTGTTAAATGAGACAAAATTGGAGGAAATCCGATTTTCCTATCAATTTTTTCCCACTTCTGCCACTTATAGAGAGGGTCATCCTCATTTTTTATGCCTCTCACTACTAATTTTGCTTCTTGATGGTGAAAATCAACACTTAAATGCTCTCCTTTGAACACTTCACACCAAAAATTTGAAGGGTATAAGTGATCTGTAGAGTTTTCTATCCATAAAATTTCAGCAAAACGCCCCATTCCAAGAAAATTAATGGATGGTCGAACAATATAAAAGTCGGGTTTGGGAACTGTAGTCCCAACAGGACCACAAGTATAACCCAAAACCCGACTTAACTGTAATTTATTGTAAATCCATAGATCGTTATGGTGAATTGAATTCCATTCATCATTAACGTCTAAATGGTACATAGATTACCTACCTTGACCTCTGTATTTTTTACCAGCTTTGTTACGACTTGTCGCTGAATATTTTGTATTCTTACTACTTCCCTGACGAGTAAGTTTAGGAATACTCTCGACCTTCATTTCCTTACGGTTTTTTGCTGCCATAATCTTTACACCCTCTAAAAAACGGTTTTATAAGAATTTATAAAAAAATAAAAGCACTCATAAAGTATATAAGTGCTTTGAAAAATCAAATGATTCGAGTCTTTTCGTGACCAACTCGAATCTTTGGATCGCACCAAATCTCATATCCTGAATCTTTTGCATCTAAACAGAATGAGACATCCTCACCACACATATCTTGTACTTCGCCAGATTCAAAGACTTGCATCTTTGGAGCGAACCAAGGATACTCTAGACTCTCAAAGACTCCATTCTTGATTAGAACCCATCCAAAACCAGTGTAATCAACTGTGAATGGTTTACGACGCTTACTCATAGTATCCAAGGTCTCGTGATTCATTACACCACCATTACCTCGGAAGTCCTCTTCGTCCAACCAATGTGCAACTGATGTTGTGCGACCATCTTCAGTGCAATACCAACCAGCAGCAATATCTTTATCCATTGCTACAAGACGATAGAACTTCTCAGTATCAAACACAATGTCGTTATCAATCCAGAGTTGATAATCATAATTTAGTTTACCGTCCCAAGGTTTCTGCTTGGGTCCTCTGAGAACATTCGCGCCAAGTACTTTGCATCGTGCAAAGTTTACCATTGAACTATAATCTTGAGAAATTTGAATACTTGCACCTGCTTGTACAAGATCAAAACATAACTGAACAAAACTCTTTAGAAATGTATATGAACAACCTCTTCCAGGTAAACAAAATACTACGGTTTTACCTTGAATCATTTCTCGTGCTTTTTGCATATCGAAATCATCTCCACTTTCACTTGGAGCAGGTGTTTTTGCTTTTACTGTAAATCCTTTTGGCATATAAAATAAATTCCAACGTAAGTATTATACCACTGCAAATCAATCATTGCAAGGGGGTTTCAGAAGTATTTAGAATTACTTCAATATCCTTGTCGCTTCCCCCAGAGGTCCATACAAGACCTCTGACAACGTTTAAATTTTTCTGAAGTTCTTCTTGTGTTACTTGCGCAATCACCTCAATACCATTGACTTGGATATTGTACGTATTCATAAATCTTCTATCTTTCTTAAAAGATCTTCAACATCTTCTCTTAAACTATCATTGATAACTAAAATCTTATCAGTGTCTAACCTATGTTGAATTGTGTCTATTAACACATCTCTCTCATATTCATCAAATTCGTAGTTCATATCCTTTATAAGTTTTCTTTTATATATTCTTTTTTGTTTCTTATAAGGTATGTGGACCTTATGCGAATAATTTTTTGCCGGAAAATTTTTTGTTTCTTATACAATTTCTCGGTCTCTTTCGGATCGGTATAGCTTACAGGGACCCTTTGATTTTATATCGGGGCATCGGTTTATAATAATTAACCCCATAAATCGCAAATAACTGTCTATTAGAATTAAACAGCACTGTTTAATTAGAATGCACGAACAGTGACGAATAGTTATTATAACTAACAAACTACACAGAATAACGAATGTATTGGGAGGGTATACTAATTACAACGAATGTTGTATTCTTTACACTTATAAAGAGTGTTAATATTATAAACTATTGGGGGGGTATAAGAAACTGTCAGGACGAAGAGATTATATAAAGAACTGTTTGGACGAAGGTGTAACGAACTGTGAGGTGTGTTGTTTATACACAGTGGACGTACAAGTTACTGTCTAGAACTGTGTACAACGAATAGTATAGCACAGGCGCATTAGAAATGCAAACTATATGGGGGGTATGAAATATAAACTATTGGTAGGGTATGATAATATAACAGTGCTGTTATAACGAATTGTATGGTGCTTATGTATAACGAATGATTGTGCGCCTGGGAAATAATTGAGGACGAACTTTTAGGGTGTTTATAATGGACGAATTCCTTGTAGTTTGATACACAAAAAGTTAACGAATAGAATAAAATAAGAGTGATTGATTCGTCCTTCGACACTTACAGAAGTCCATTATACATAACGAATTCCACAATCTTATAAGTTTTCCACAGGTTTTTCCACAGGTTTACAATAGTTTTCCACAGGATAATTCTTATAAACCCTTGCAAATACTAGAAAACCTTATAAACCTGTGGAAAACTTTTATTGTGGAAATCATCACTTTCCCCTATATGAAACCTTTGACGCCTGCGTAATTCTTATAATTTACTGGCATTGTATTATATTCCCTCTGCCGCCCACCCTATAAGTCTACACGCAAATTGGTGAGACTCATCATAAGATGTGCCACTTATTGAAGTGGTTTGAGTCGCGTGAGTCTCACAAGTAACTAGCAAAAAACCCCCGAGACTCATAAGATGTATGAGTCTTCAGGGTCTCATTCTCTATAAGTATTGACAATCTCCTGTCAATAGTATCATGTGCCAGTCCTAGAAGCGTCTGTAAGGCGCTTGACTTTTTTTCGGTCTTATGATATAATGCGGGCTTATACAACAAGAACTAGAGGCATTTATAAGGTCTTTACTATAATAACTAGAGGCATTTATAAGGTCTTTAATATACTTTAGAACATAATAACTATAATAATATAACACTTCTATCATATTATTGTTAGCATTACAAAACATTAAACTATGTTTTTTAATACATTTATTTTAATACTTAAATTGCAAGAGCAGCACTAGGAATCTCTACAATTTCAGGTGTTTCATATAAGGAATAGCATATCCATTCATCATTGCGAGTATAAAGATAAGCGTACTCTTCACCATTAGAAAGATATTCCATCAAACTATTATCATATCGCGGAGGACAATCATCTCCTCTTTGTGAATAGTATTGAGGACCATACTCTTGTGCTTTAGTTTCACTGTTCCAACGATCTTCAGTCCAACAAGAACTCATATCACCACCATCAATGAGTTCAGAAACCTTTTGTCGAGTGTTATAATGAGTCTTTAGAATCCTTCCTAACCACTCTGGATAACCATCCCAGTGATGATATACAGAAAGAACAGACTCATTCTTGAGTTGAATACCAATGCGAGAGCGTGTTGACATTATATCAGTAAGAAGCAGGTTCGAGAGTAATGTTTTCTTGTTTAGAAAGTTGATCTATTTGATATGATACTTCATCACCCATACACCTATAAACAGTTTCATAGATTACATCATAACAATCTAGATTAGAAAGAACTAATTCTGCTAATTGATCATTATAAGGATTGATGATTGTATTTGTTTTTGGATCATAATGTTCCAATTCTTTTACATCATCCTTTGTGTAAATCAATGCAAAGACTGTATCATTTGGATCTCGTTTTTCGAGTTGATTGATAACATCTTTAACTGTTGTTTTCATATGTTTAAGTGCAATCATTTGAGAGAAATGAGTTCTTTTTGAATTGTGAGTACATCATACTCATCATCTACATTATCAAGATCAACAGGCGCAAATTCAGAAAGATTTACAGTGTTGTCTTTGTAGATAGGAGCATAAAAGAGTTCATTTGAATCAGGGTCGATTGTATAAACACAACCGTGGTCTTGCTTTTGAAGAATAATCATTTGAGAGAGTTCAGAATCAGAAGAAGTTCGTTACCAGTTTGTGCTTTGGATAGCAGATTGATTTTAGTTTTCAGTTTCATCAGTTGGACATTACCTTGTTGAACAGTGAATCATAATCATCTTGATTGATGTGGTCTGGAATACCTACATCATAAAAGAATTGAATCATAGACTGTAGAACTTCAAGTTC